TAAAGGCGGTAAGATGAAAAAAGGTTACGCCAAGGGTGGAGCCATGATGATGAAGAAAAAGCCAGCAGCTAAAAAGAAGAAGTAGAGCCATGATATATAATCCTATAGAAGCAAATGAAAAGATGCGTCTTGAGAAGATGCAAAAGAAGGAAGCCTCTATTAATCCTGCTGCAGGAGAAAAGCCTATGGGTAAGACTTCTATAGGTATCGGTATGAAAGATGGCGGTTCCTTGAAAGAAGTAACGCAAGATAAGAAGAGTAGTCTAGGTAAGCTACCTACAGAAGTCCGTAACAAGATGGGCTACAAAAACAGAGGCGGTATGATTACTAAAGGTGGAACAGATTACCGTAAGTCAGGTATGTTCTACGGTGGGGGTAGAATCTAATGGCAAACTCTTTAGGTACATTTAGCCCCAACACTTTACAATGGAGTGTACAAACAAAAGTAACCGTAGATAATACTGCAGGTAACACTGCACACTTTACTTGTACTGGCTTTAGGGCTGTACATATACACGCCAACCAAGAGTTTCTAATTAACTTTGGTGCTGCAGAAGCAAACTGTGGTGCTAATGATCTACAATTAGAAGCAGGTAGTTACACGCTTGCAGTCCCTGATGCCGTTGGGGATGCAGTAATAATGAATATATTAGCAGCAAGTAGTGATGACGTAACAGCAAGAGTAGTACTATCTTAATAAACTTATACACATAAAAGAGGAACTAAAACTATGGCAACAACTACACTAACCCAAGGCATAGAAGCCTACGAACAGCCTGTCAGTATTCTTGACGGTCTGGATGTAACTGGTACTGGCGCATTTAGTGGCGCAGTTACACTACTTAAACCTATCAGTAGCATTACGGATGCAACACAGACAGTAACAGCAGCAGAATCAGGTACAGTGTTCTCACTGAATCGTGCTGCTGGTATTGTCGTAACTCTACCTGCTGCTGCTGCTGGACTTAACTACAAGTTTCACATTGGTACAACAGGTACAGGTACACTTACAATCAATGCAGCTACAAGTGCAGACACCCTACAAGGTGTTGTGATGATTATTGACAAAGATGAAGTCGGTGGTTTAGCTGCAATGAACGAAAACATTGACACACTAGCGTTTTGTTCTCCTGCTGCTGCGGATCACCAGCTAATAATGAGTGCAGACACTAAGGGTCGTTTCATTGGTGGTATGATTGAGTACACCTGCATTACTGATTCTAAGTGGGTTGTAACTGGGCATCTCTTTGGTGACGGTACTGTAGCGACTCCGTTTACGTAAGTAACTCTGTTTACGTAATAACGGCTATGCAGTAATAGCACTTCTAATGTGTTGATAAATGTGTATAACTATCCTTGTTAGGGCTAACATAACGTGGCCCTAACTACACAACAAAAAGGATAGTGTAATATGTTTAGAAGAATGTTTAAGTGGTATCAAAGAGGCCAAGAACGTAAAGTAGCACAGTGGCAGTTAGAGAATATGACTGACATGCAGCTAAGTGATATAGGAATAACTCGTGGCGAAATCTACCAAAAAGTCTACAGTTAATGCGGCTGGCAATTATACTAAGCCTAGTATGCGTAAACGTCTTGTGTCTTCCGTTAAAGCTGGAAGCAAAGGAGGTAAGCCAGGGCAGTGGTCGGCTCGCAAAGCACAAATGGTTGCAAAACAATACAAAGCTAAAGGTGGAGGATATACGTAATGTTGAGATACGTTAAACGATTGATCAAGGCTATTTTAAACTGGAAGTGCTTGTGTAATGGCAAGTGCGGCTGTGACTGTAAGGCCTAGTATGTCTTTAAAGAGTCCACAGAAAAGCTTAAAGTCTTGGAGTAAACAGAAGTGGCGTACTAAGAGTGGCAAGCCTAGTGCTAAAACTGGTGAACGTTATTTACCTAGCTCGGCTATTAAGTCTCTTAGCTCTGCTGAGTATGCCGCTACAACCAGAGCTAAACGAAAAGGCACTAAGGCAGGTAAGCAGCATGTGGCTCAACCTAAGAAGATCGCAGCCAAAACCAAAGCCCACAGGAAAGTGAAGTAACTATGCGTATGCCTAAGATAACTAGCTTGACTAACAATGACTTCAATCATGTTCTGCCTAGAGAGTTAGGTACAGCAAAGGGTGCAACTACTTACGGTAAGCCTTTATCTCCTGAACTAAAGAAGAAGATTAAAGAGCTAAAGCAAAAGCGAGAAACATAGATGGCAGGTTTACTATTAGAAATGGATAAAGTTATAGACTCTTGGGGTAGGGGTAAGTTAAGTAACACACAACTTAGAGATGGTATAAAATCTTTAGGTGGTGAGATACTAAACCCTAGAATAACAGCTTCTATGGCTGCTGATTCTTTAGAGATTGCTATGCCTAGCGGTAAAGTAAGAAGTGACTTTAGAAAAGGCGGTAGAATAAAAAAGAAAGCTAAGAAGTAATGGCACGTAACTTAAATGAAAAGCAAACTAAGTTCTTAGAGGTGCTCTTTGAAGAGGCTGGTGGTGACGCTGTACAAGCTAAGAAGTTGGCAGGGTACAGCGACAACACACCTACTACACCTATAGTAAATGCTTTGAAGGATGAGATATTTGAGGCTACCAAGACGTACATGTCTAGGCTAGGCCCTAAAGCTGCTGTAGCTTACGGTAGTGCTTTGACTGACCCTACACAGTTAGGTGTCAAAGAAAAGATGGTAGCTGCAGGACAGATACTTGATCGTGCAGGAATAGTTAAGACTGAGAGAGTAGCAGTTGAGTCAAGCGGTGGTTTGTTTATCTTACCGCCCAAGAACAGCGACGATGCAGAAGCTCAGTAAAGAAAGACCACTAAAGTATGAATATTGGATGCTACCTAGTGTACCATTTAAAGTCAAACTTTGGTTAAGAATACCTAGAGTAAGTCCGTATATACCATTCGGATATGAACTAGACCCAGACGATAATGAATGGCTACAACCAATACCTAACGAGTTAGAGCTACTAGAAGAAGCCAAGAAGCACATAAAGCAGTACAGTTACCCCCAAGTGTCTGCGTGGCTTACAACTCAATCAGGTAGAAGTATAACAACTGATGGGCTGAAGAAGAGAATAGATGTTGAAAGAAAGCGAAAAAGGCTTATTGCAATTAAAAACCAGTATGCCAAAAGGCTCAAAAAAGCGTTACGGCAAATTGAAATCCTTGAAAAAGAACGCATCGGAACCTACATCTACGAAGAAGATAGAGACACCTACGAGTCAACCTGCACAAGTTAAGCCCCCAGAGTATGACGTGCAGCTTGCTCAAGATGTCGTTTTTAGACCTAACCCAGGCCCACAGACACAATATCTAGCATCATCTGAACGTGAGGTACTATATGGTGGTGCAGCAGGAGGTGGCAAGTCTTATGCGACACTAGCTGATCCTCTGCGTAACATGAACAATTCAGACTTCAGTGGGTTACTTGTACGACACACTACAGAAGAACTAAGGGAACTCATACAGAAAAGTCAAGAACTATACCCTAAAGCAATACCGGGAATCAAGTGGTCAGAGCGTAAGAGCCAGTGGACTACACCAAGGGGCGGCACACTGTGGATGTCGTACTTGGACAGAGAGACAGACGTTATGCGCTACCAAGGACAAGCGTTTAACTATGTAGCCTTTGACGAGTTGACTCAGTGGAATACACCCTTTGCTTGGAACTACATGCGCTCACGATTACGTAGTGCAAATAAAGACTTAGGCCTGTACATGAGGGCTACAACTAACCCTGGTGGTGTAGGACACGCTTGGGTAAAAAAGATGTTCATTGATCCAGCACAACCTAATACACCATTCTGGGCAACGGACATTGAGACTAGTCAGGTACTGAAGTTTCCAACAGGGCATAGCAAAGCTGGAGAACCCCTGTTCAAGCGAAGGTTCATACCTGCTAGTCTTTTTGATAACCCATACTTAGCTGAGAGTGGCGACTACGAAGCAATGCTTCTCTCACTACCAGAGCACCAACGTAAGCAGTTACTAGAAGGTAATTGGGACGTAAACGAAGGAGCAGCCTTTCCTGAGTTTAACAGAGCTATACACGTAGTTGACCCATACGACATCCCTAAAGGTTGGGCTAGGTTCAGGGCTTGCGACTACGGCTACGGAAGTCACACAGGCGTTGTGTGGTTAGCTGTTGCACCTAGTGAGCAGCTTGTAGTTTACAGAGAGTTATATTGTTCCAGAGTTACAGCTACAGACTTAGCTGACATGATACTAGAAGTAGAACATAACGATGGCAGTATAAGATACGGCGTGTTAGATAGCTCCCTGTGGCATAAACGTGGCGACACTGGCCCTTCCTTGGCTGAACAAATGAACGCAAAAGGTCTGAGGTGGAGGCCCTCTGATCGTTCAAGAGGTTCAAGGGTTGCAGGTAAGAATGAGCTTCACCGCCGTTTGCAGGTGGATGAGTTTACTGAGGAGCCAAGATTGGTGTTCTTTTCTTCCTGCACCAATACAATAGCGCAACTACCTAGTATACCTTTAGATAAAAGAAATCACGAAGATGTTGATACAAACTCAGAAGACCACTTGTATGATGCATTAAGGTATGGTATAATGACAAGACCACGTAGTTCCTTATGGGATTTCAACCCTGCCACACAACGTTCAGGCTTTCAAGCTTCTGACGCAACATTTGGGTATTAAAAGATATGGCTATAGAAGACAACACAGGCGAACTATTTGAAACAGATGACGTTTCAGTTATTCAAGACGGTGATGAGTTAGACGCACACGGTGTAGTAGCTTACGTAACATCTAGGTTTAAACGTGCAGAAGATGCCAGATACACAGATGAAAGCAGATGGCTACGTGCCTACAGAAACTACAGAGGCTTGTACGGATCAGATGTACGCTTCACTGAAACTGAGAAGTCTCGTGTATTTGTTAAAGTAACTAAGACTAAAACACTGGCTGCATATGGTCAGATAGTAGATGTGCTATTTGGTACTTCAAGGTTTCCACTTACAGTGAACCCTACTACGTTACCTGAAGGCGTAGCTGAGTCCTTACATCTAAGCATAAATCCACAAACAGAACAAGCTCAAGATCAACTTAGTAGTGCGTTTGGTAAGAAGCCTAACGTAAGCTATTTGTTTGATCCTGATGAAAAGCTAAAACCTGGCGAAACTATGTATGATCGCATGAAGCTTATGGGGCCACTTAAAGATAAACTAGCTGATGTGTCTGATAAAGTGATTGAGGGACCAGGAACTACACAAGATACAGTCACCTTCCATCCTGCTATGGTAGCAGCTAAGAAGATGGAGAAAAAGATACACGATCAGCTAGAAGAGAGTGGTGCTAACAAGCAACTACGACACACTGCATTTGAGATGGCTCTCTTTGGTACAGGCATTATGAAAGGGCCTTTTGCTATTGACAAAGAGTACCCTAGTTGGGGTGACGATGGTGAATACAGTCCTACAATAAAGACCGTCCCTTCTACTAGCCACGTATCTATATGGAACTTTTATCCTGACCCTGATGCGTACAACATGGATGACGTTGAGTACGTAGTTGAGCGTCACCGCATGACACGCTCACAGATGCGTGGCTTGAAGTCAAGACCTTTCTTTAGAAATGAGTCAGTTGATGAAGCTGTATCTTTAGGTGAGTCATACGAGAAGAAATATTGGGAACAAGACATGGAAGATGAAGCATCTTATGATTCTTCACCTGAACGTTTTGAAGTACTTGAGTTCTGGGGTTATGTAGACACAGACATCCTAGAAGACCAAGGAGTTAAGATACCCAAAGAGTTAAAGAACTCAGAGCAAGTAAACGTAAACGCTTGGGTATGCAACGGTAAAGTGCTACGCTTAGTGCTTAACCCATTCAAGCCAGCACGTATACCTTATTACGCTGCCCCATACGAATTAAACCCTTACTCATTCTTTGGGGTAGGTATAGCAGAAAATATGGATGACACACAGACCCTTATGAATGGGTTTATGCGTATGGCGATAGATAATGCAGCCCTAAGTGGTAATCTT